TAGAAAGGCTTTCATTGAAGCAGGCTTCCACTTAAGCGGCGTGTGTATCTGGAAGAAGAACTCTCTGGTCCTTGGCAGAAGTCCATACAACTGGATTCATGAACCGATTCTCTTCGGATGGCTTAGAGGTGGAAAGCACAAGTGGTTCACTGGAAGGTCCGAGACTACCGTTTGGAACTACGATAAACCAAAGAAGAACGGTGAGCATCCGACCATGAAGCCAGTACCGCTTCTTTGCTACCCCATTAAGAATTCATCCCAGGTCAATGGGATTGTCATGGATCTATTTGGTGGCAGTGGTTCTACACTCATTGCCTGTGAACAGATCGACCGGATTGCCTATACATTAGAACTCGACCCCAAGTATGCCACAGTTATTGTTAAGAGGTTTATTGAGCAGGTAGGGACAGACGAAGATGTATATGTACTTCGTGATGGCGAGAAGATCCATATCAGTGATGTTGAGAAGCCATCGGAAGTTTAAAGTGTATAAATAAATACAGTATTTTCCTCATTATTAACTTGCTATATATCTCGTTTAGAGTGATATATGTACATGACCAAAGAAACACACCTAAATGAGAAAGGGGAAAATACCATGGCAAACAAGGATTTTTTAAAGAGCAACTTCGGCATCGAGATTGAATTTACAGGAATCACAAGAAGAAAAGCAGCAAAGATTGTGGCAGAGCATTTAGGCGGTAGCCTTGAGGAGCTTCATGATTACTACGGGACCTTTAGAATCACAGCACCCGATGGACGAAAGTGGAAAGTGATGTATGACGGAAGCATAACCACTCAAAAGAAATCAGGCGGTCAGAAGGTTTCAGCTTCAAAAGAATACAGCGTCGAACTGGTCAGCCCAATCTTAACCTACGAAAAGGACATGGCAAGCCTTCAGGAGATGGTGAGAAAACTTAGAAAAGCCGGAGCTTTTTCAGAACAGCAAAACTGCACCGGGATCCACATTCACCTGGACGGCAGGGACCACACACCGAGGTCCATCAGAAACTTCATGAACATCATCTACTCAAGAAACGACCTTTTATACGATGCCCTACAGATAGAGAGAAGAAGAATGCACTACTGCAAAAAGATGGACCAAAGCCTTGTTGAAAGGATGAACAAGAAAAAGCCAACCACCATGAAGCAGGTTGAAGACATCTGGTACCAAGACTACAACGACAGAAGAGAAAGGCACTACCATGAAAGTAGGTACCATTTTTTAAACCTTCACAGCCTTTTTAACGGATGTGGAACGGTTGAACTAAGGGGCTTCAACGGAACCCTTCACGCAGGAAAGATACGAAGCTACGTTGCCTTAAGCCTTGCAATGAACCATCAGGCCTTGACCCAAAAGAGTGCCAGCAGCAAGAAGCCACAGATTGAAAATCCTAAGTTCTCCATGAGAACCTGGCTTAACCGAATCGGCTTTATCGGAGACGATTTCAAGAACTTCAGAGAGCACCTTTGCAAGCACCTGGATGGAAGCGCAGCTTGGAGATTTCGCACAGCCGCATAGATAAAAAGGCGGCGTCTTCAAACCCACCGAGCGGGAGACCGCTCTTAAGGTGGTAGAAGGGTTCCCCGCTTTAAACAAAAGCCCACACAGGCGAAGCTGAGGGGGATAAACCGCTCTTTAAGAAAGGATGAAGTGATGATGAAAGTGGAAAAAAGACTGGGCGTGGCCTATGGGTCCAATCTGAATCTCGGACAAATGGCTATGAGGTGCCCAACGGCTAAGGTCTACGGCAAAGGGGTGCTAAAAGGATACCGCTTACTATTCAAAGGTCAGATGGAAAACGCCTATTGCACCGTTGAGAAAAAACGTGGAGGAAAAGTACCCGTGGTAGTTTGGGAACTTCAGCCTGAAGATGAGCGGGCACTGGATTTTTACGAAGGCTACCCAAGATTCTATGAAAAGGAAGATGTGAAAGTCACGCTGGAAGATGGAACGATCATTACAGCTATGGTGTATATTATGACCGATAAGATTCTGGATAGGATCCATCTCAACCTTCCAAGTAGAAGTTATCTAGAGACTGTGAAAGAAGGTTATAGGGCTGCCGGTTTTGACGAAGCATTTATTGAAGGTGCTCTGGCCATCAGTGAAAAAGCCATTAAAAAGTACCCGCCGAGTTTTCTGTAAGCCTTAGAAAATATACATCATTTCTCAAGATAAGACTTGCATTTATGTAGCTTTAGAGTGATATATGGTAGTACCAAAAGCAAACTAAAAGCAAGGAGGTCATAGGAATGATGATTCAGAAGAAAGACAGGTTTGAAAGCAGAAGCGGTAAGGTTTACGAAATCGCTGGGAAATGGGATCGAGATTTTATCCTGGCACCCATTGAAGAAAGTGATGATGAATGCCTAATCTACACACCCGGTGAAATGGAGGAATTTCTTGAAACAGGACATTTCAAAAGAGTGGGAGGGACAAAGTGATGAAAGCATTATTCGGTAGAAAAGTATGCGACATAGTAGAGCTTAAAGAACTCACCCACCAAGCCATCAAAGAGGGAAAGAAGGGTCAGCTATACACCATCACGAGAGAAGTGATTTTAAAGGATGCAGAGTTTAGAGATTTTGCCCAGGACTTTTTCAAAGATCAGCCTTGGATTTCACACGAAGATGGTGGGATGGACCAAGAGGGTAAAATCAGATGCATCAGAGTCGTGAACATCGACACGGGAGAGAGGGTTCTGGTAAATACGGAAGGATATGATTATCCGCGCTACACCGGCCTCGAATTTTAAAAACTGAAGAAGGGCACCTAGCCCTTTTTTAGATAGTGCACTTAATTATCCGCATTCTATATAGCCGTGCGGGTTATTAAGTGCATTTATGTTTTAGTAAACCAAAGAAATACCTTGCTATATCTTGTGTTTAGAGTGATATATGTAAGTACCAAAACGCAAGGAGGTACAATAATGGACCGAAAAGAAATGATTAAACAACTGGGTGAGCACTTTGGTGTGAAACCTAAATACTTAAGTGTTCCAAGCTTTGCCTATGAAATCAGAACTGAAAATGAAGTCTACACTATCGACAGGCATGGCGGTATTACTAGAGGAGATGGGGAGTCCATCACCTTGGAAGAAATCCTGAACCAACAACTGGAGTCAACACCACTGGCGGATCAAGAATACAATGATGATGATTCAGTTGATGAAGCAGAAGTTCAAGAAGCATCTCAAAATGTAGGATCAAGTGATCCTCTTGAAGAACTTGGTGGTGTTGAAGTTAAACTCAACTTCGAAGAGCACACAGCTGATAGCCTAAAGAATATCATCAACATGCTTTACAGCAAACAGCGACTTATCATGATGGCTTTTGAAACAGAGGAAGTCTTCATGGATGAAAGATTTGCTGAAGACCTAAACAAAATCGGGATCAATGATTTAGAGGGTCTTAAAGAAGCACTTGAAGAACTGGGTGTAAATAGGTGCCCAGGATTTCAGATTGATTTTGACGAGAAGACATTCACCTTCAAACTTTACAGCTCAAATTTAAATCCAGAAAGAATCAAGGCATTTCAGGATTTATGTGTTCTTATTGCTAGATACGGAAGAACCTTAAACCGCGCATCCTTGAAACAGGCCCAGGATGATAATCCAAAGTATGCACTTAGAACCTGGCTGATCCGCATTGGAATGAATGGTCCCGAGTACAAGGAAACCAGAAAGACACTCTTAAAGCACCTAGAAGGAAGTGGCGCTTTCAGAAAGGTGGATGAAGTCGATGAAGCCTAAATGCAGACTCATTGGAGAGAACGGGAACATCTTTAATCTCATGGGGATTGTATCAAAGACACTAAAGGAAGCTGGGGAGCCTAAAAAGGCAGAAGAAATGATTCAGCGAATCACCAAAGAAGCCAAGAGTTATGATGAGGCTCTGGCCATGCTGATGGAATATGTGGATGTGGAGTAGGAGGTGCGAGAGATGGATCGATTTTTTAGTCAAAAGACTTGTGACCGCTGCGGTGGTAGTTTAGAAGGTGGACGAATCATGTCCATGTTTAATGAGCAGTGTATTTGTATGAGCTGCAAGGATAAGGAAACCAAAGACCCTGAATATAACAGAGCTGTGGAAGCAGATCATGAAGAGATTAGAAAAGAAAATTTCAACTATAAAGGAATCCGAGGGAAATAACCTTACTGCATAGAAAGTGCTGGGTTATATGCAGATAAGAAAAATAATGTGCAGAAAAAATAATGAGTGGAGGGACTTTCAGATGAAGGTTCCTTTTTCTTTGCTACAAATGAAGGAGGTGAAAGTTATGGCAGGTAGAGGAAGACCACCAAAACCTACAGCGGTCAAAGAGCTGGAAGGCAATCCAGGAAAGAGACCGCTGAATAAGAATGAACCGAAACCAAAACAGATAGCACCGAAGTGCCCGTCATGGCTGGAACCGGATGCCAAGAAAGAATGGAGAAGGTTATCAAAAGAGCTAGAATCCATGGGGCTACTGACGGAGGTAGATATGGCTGCCTTTGCCGGGTACTGTCAGGCCTATGCCAGATGGAAGGAAGCAGAGGAATTCATCTCAAAGCATGGATCTATTCTAAAGACCGCTTCAGGATACATTCAGCAGATTCCTCAAGTGTCCATTGCCCAGCAAAACCTTAAACAGATGAGAAACTTCTGCTCAGAGCTTGGACTAAGCCCATCGGCCCGAAGCAGACTCAACATCAATAACAGTGGTAACACCATCGAGGGCGATGCCATGGAAGAGCTGCTGGCGGGTGTGCCAAAGGCGGAGGACATTCTGAAAAAGAGTAAGGACGACTAATTTGAAAGGAGGAGCGCCTATGCCATTTAGTGAAGCGCATGCGAATCACGCCATAAACTTTATCGAACAACTGAAGCTGACCAAAGGCAGATGGGCCGGTCAGCCTTTTAAGTTATTACCCTGGGAGAAGGATCTGGTGAGGCGTCTTTTTGGAACCTTGAGAGAAGATGGTACCCGCCAGTATCGAACCGCCTATGTGGAGATTGGCAAGAAAAATGGAAAGAGTGAGCTGGGCGCAGCCATTGCCCTTTACATGCTTCTTGCTGATGGAGAACCTAATGCAGAGGTTTATGTGGCCGCTTGTGACAGGCAACAGGCCAGCATTATTTTTAACACCAGTATGAACTTCGTGGAAGGAAATCCAACACTTTCAAAAGTGACCAATCTGGTAAGGTCCACGAAGCGAATCACCTACCCAAAGACAGGAAGCTTCTATCAAGTCTTAAGCTCGGATGTTAAATCAAAATCAGGGATTAATGCTTCCTGCGTTATCCTTGATGAGATTTGGACCTACCCGAATCCGGACCTTGCCAAGATGCTGACCACCGGTTCAGGGGATGCCAGAACCCAGCCGCTCTTTTTATATCTCACCACTGCAGGGAATCAGCTCTCTGGCTATGGCTGGGAGATGCATCAAAAGGCGAAAGACATACTTGAAGGCAAGAGAGTAGATCCGACATTCCTCGCTATTATCTATGGGCTAGAGGACGATGCAGATATTGAAGATGAAAATAACTGGTATAAGGCCAATCCAAGTCTTGGCCATACCATTTCTATAGAGAGAGTCAGGGAACACTACAATCAAGTGAAAGACGATCCGGCAGATCTCGCCTTGTTTAAACAACTAAGACTGAACATGTGGTTGAAGCAGGAAATCAAATGGATGCCCATGGACAAATGGGACCTTTGTAACTATCCTGTAGACCCGGAAGAGCTGAAAGGGCGAGTCTGCTACGGAGGTCTGGACCTGTCATCCACCAGTGACATCACCGCTTTTGTTTTAGTGTTTCCACCCCTGGAAGAGGGTGATAAGTTTCAGGTGCTTCCATACTTTTGGTTACCAGAAGAAACCCTTCATCAGAGGGTGAAAAGAGACAGCGTACCTTATGATATCTGGCACAGGCAGGGACTTCTCAATCTCACAGAAGGAAACGTAGTCCATTATGGATTTATCGAAAAGTTCATCGAACGCCTCGGTGAGAAGTATAACATCAGAGAAATCGTCTATGACCGGTGGGGAGCCACTCAGATGAGCCAGAACCTAGAGGGGATGGGATTTACAGTCGTGCCTTTTGGCCAGGGCTTTAAGGATATGTCACCTCCCACAAAGGACCTGATGCGCCTTACCTTAAGTAAACAGATAGCCCATGGCGGGCATCCGGTCTTAAGATGGATGGCAGACAACATTGTAGTCAGAACGGACCCGGCTGGAAACATCAAGGTGGACAAAGAAAAATCATCTGAAAAGATCGATGGTATCGTGGCAATGATCATGGGTCTGGCCAGAGCAACGGTGAATCCACCAGATGATGATGGATCCATTTATGATGAACGGGACATGATCATTTTAGGATAGAAGGGGGTGAATAACAATTATGGCGAACTTTTTTAAATGGCTCTTTAAGGCGAGGGCAGAACCCACAGACAGTGTCAGCAGTGCACCAAACTTTTATATGGGGCAAAGTATCTCTGGGAAAATAGTCAATGAGCGAAGCTCCATGCAGACCACAGCGGTTTTTGCCTGTGTTAGAATCATTGCAGAGACGGTGGCATCTTTACCTCTTCACACTTACAGGTATCAAGGTGACGGAAAAGAAAAGATGTACACCCATCCACTGTATAGGATTTTGCATGATGAACCGAATCCGGAGATGACGTCTTTTACTCTGAGGGAGACCATGATGACTCACCTTCTTCTTTGGGGGAATGCCTACTGTCAGATCATTCGAAATGGTAAAGGAGAGGTGGTGCATCTGTATCCTCTGCTTCCCGACAAGATGACGGTGGACAGAGATAAGAATGGCAATCTTTACTATGCTTACAGGAAGGACACCACCACCCATTATCTAGGACCGGAAGATGTGCTTCATGTACCGGGTCTTGGCTTTGACGGTGTCATGGGTTATTCACCAGTGGCCCTTGCGAAAAATGCCATCGGACTGAACATAGCCGCTGAAGAATATGGCGGTAGGTTCTTTGCCAACAACGCTACACCAAGTGGTATTCTTTCAACTTCAGGAACCATCAAGGATCCATCCAAGGTGAGGGATGCCTGGCAAGCAGCCTATGGAGGAAGCGGAAACAGCAACAAGGTGGCGGTCCTTGAAGACGGTCTTCAGTACCAAGCCATCAGCATGCCAAACTCCGATGCGCAGTTTCTTGAGACGAGGAAGTTTCAGATTGAGGAAATCTGTAGAATCTTTCAGGTGCCACCCCATATGGTGGCGGATCTCAGCAAGAGTTCATTCAGTAACATTGAGAACCAGTCCATCAGCTTTGTGGTCCATACCATCCGGCCTTGGCTGGTTCGAATAGAGCAGGCTATGAACAAGAAGCTCTTTCTAGAAAAAGAGAAAGGTCAGTGCTTCGTGTCCTTCAATGCATCGGCACTGATGCGAGGGGATTATAAATCCAGGATGGATGGTTACGCCATCGGTATTCAGAACGGGTTCTTCTCCGTCAATGATGTGAGAAGGATGGAGAACATGGATCCAATCTCGGAAGAAGACGGTGGTGATTTGTATCTGGTCAACGGCAACATGCTACCCCTTAAGATGGCCGGGGCTTATGCAAAGAAAGCCTTGGATGAGTCTGGTGGTGATGAGCCTTGATGATAAGTGTATAACTTGGCCCATTTCTGTGGACAACTAATAAACAAATTCAAAGTATCAACAGCATTTCTCAAAATCGAGGAGTGCTTTTTTCATACCCGAAAGGAGGTCGATTAGATGGATAGATTTTGGCGCTGGGTGGTGAATGAAGCCGAGGATAGTACAGTGAGAACCATGCATCTTGAGGGGTACATCGCTGAGTCCTCTTGGTTTGATGATGACATCACCCCTAAACAGTTTAAGACAGAGCTTTATGCCAGTGGTCCGGAGACGGACGACATTGTTGTAAAGATACACTCACCAGGTGGAGACACCTTCGCAGCTGCACAGATTTACAACATGCTCAAGGAGTATCCCGGCAAGGTCAGTGTCCACATTGATGGACTGGCAGCCAGTGCCGCTTCAGTCATTGCCATGGCGGGAGATGAGGTGTGTGTTTCTCCCCTGTCAGTGATCATGATCCATAACCCAGCCATGCTTATTGCTGGTGAGGTGGCGGATCTGCAGGTGGGGATTAATCTCCTCAGTGAAGTGAAGGAGAGCATTATCAATGCTTATCAGACAAAGACAGGTCTTTCCAGAGCGAAAATCTCACACATGATGGATGCTGAAACCTGGATGAGTGCCCACAAGGCCATCGAGCTGAAGTTTGCCGACAAGATTCTTTATGAATCAGAGCCGGCAGATGAAGGTTCCGGTGGCTTTATCTTTGACCAGATGACAGTGACAAACGCTCTAAGGAACAAACTCCCTGGCATTCAGGCGAGGATGAAATATCTCTCAGATAAACAGGGAGAAGAGAAGGTAGCAACACCTGAAGAAGTGCCTATGAACAAAGAACCAAAGCAAGAACCAGTTGTAAAGACACTTATCCCTATTGCCCAGCTGGAAAGACGGCTGGAGCTGATTAAAAATTGGAGGTAATGAATATGAGTAAAATTCAAGAACTTAGAGAGAAACGCGCCAAGGTTTGGGAGCAGGCTAAGACATTCCTTGATGATCATCGTCAGGAGAACGGTCTGATCAAACCTGAGGACAATGCCGTCTATGAAAAGATGGAAGATGAAGTGGTCAGCCTTGGAAAGGAAATTGAGCGCCTTGAGCGCCAAGAGATGATGGACAGAGAGCTTTCAGCTGCCCTTAGTAAACCTCTTGCATCCAGACCTGATAAGATGACCGAAGAAAAAACCGGCAGAGCATCCGATGCCTATAAGAGTGCCTTTTGGGGTGCCATGAGAAACAAGATGAACCCTGCGGTACACAATGCGCTTCAGATTGGGACCGATTCAGAAGGTGGCTTCCTTGTACCGGATGAGTATGAGAACCAGCTGATTCAGGCACTTGAAGAGGCGAACATTCTTAGAAACCTGTGTAACGTGATTACGACCAGCTATGGGGATAGAAAGATTCCGGTTGTAGCAAGTCATGGATCCGCCGCATGGATGGACGAAGAAGCAGCCTTCACTGAAAGTGATGATGCATTCACGCAGGTGACCTTGTCGGCCTACAAACTTGGTACCATGCTGAAGGTTTCTGATGAGCTTCTTAATGACAGCTACTTCGACCTTGAAGCTTACATTGCAGTTGAGTTTGCAAGAAGAATCGGTGCCGCAGAAGAGGAAGCATTCCTCTCTGGAAATGGAAGCAGCAAACCTACAGGTCTTCTTCATACAACTGGTGGAGCCAGCCTTGGTGTAACTGCGGCAAGTGCAACAGCCATCACCATTGATGAGGTGCTGGACCTTTATCACAGCTTGAAGTCGTCTTATAGAAAGAATGCTACCTTCCTTGTGAACGATGCGACCATCAAAGCCATCAGAAAGCTGAAAGATGGTCAGGGTCAGTACTTATGGCAGCCATCTGTTCAGGCAGGAACACCAGATACGATTCTCAATCGTCCAGTGGTGACCTCACAGTACATGCCAGTAGCTGCAGCCGGTGAGAAGACCATCCTTTTTGGAGACTTTAAGTACTACTGGATTGCTGATCGTCAGGGTAGAACCTTCAAACGTCTGAACGAACTCTATGCAGCAAGTGGTCAGGTCGGATTCCTTGCATCTCAGAGACTGGATGCGAAACTAATTCTTCCTGAAGCCATCAAGGTCCTTCAGCAAAAGGCCTAAGTAAATTAACGGGAAGGTGGTCCTAGTTGCTGCCTTCCTTTCACTTTGATAAGGAGGGAAAACCATGGGATATAACACAAAAAACTATACCGAACAGGGTGGCGATAAAACCGTTATTGGTGGAGAGCTTGCCGTAAGTGCAGAAGGTAAAATCACCTTTGATGGCATAGAGTTAAAACCTGCAGCTGTTCAAGCAGATAGCACCGCTGTGGATGTAGCGGATCTGGTAGCAGATTTCAATGCCTTACTTGCAAAGCTTAAAACCGCTGGCCTCATGGAAAGCGAGTGATGGTAGATGACGCTTCTTGAGAAGGTAAAACAAAATCTCATTGTAACCCATAATGAGGATGATGCCTTACTAGAAGGGTTCATTACCGCTGCGATCAGCTATGCCGAAGGTTATCAGCATCTAGGTACTGACTTCTATACAGAAAACACCATGTCACCGACCACCGAGCAAGGAGTCATTATGCTGGCTTCTCATTTTTATGAGAGTCGTGATGGCTCCACCGGTGGTTTCTTTAATGACAATGTCAGTGCTTCAGAACAGGTGTGGAAGACGGTACATCTACTTCTACGCATGGGAAAGGAGTGGCAGGTCTGATGAAACGGTTATGGGTGAAGAAAAGAAGGAAACGTCAAAAAAGATGCTACCGAAAAGGCAGACAAAAGGATCGCAGTCATGGTTATGAGGAGAAGGCAGTAAAGGCAGGTGAAGGGTATGAGCTTTGGGAAGATGAACACCCGAATCGACATCATCGATACGATTCCCATCAAGGACGCTGAAGGATTCTCATCCAAGGGAGAAGAGGTCATTGCCAGTGTTCGTGCTTATAGGGATGAAAGGCACGGTTCAAGAAAGTGGGCCAATATGGCCGCCTACACCAAAGCCAATGCAACCTTCCAGTTTAGACGGATTCCTGATGTGGTGATTGAACCTGGTATGCTGATTCGCTGCGATACCGGTGAGTACAAAGTCTTAAGCGTTGAGGTTATTATGGGATTTTATTTAGAAGTAGCGGCAGAAAAGTTAGAAGCCACAAAGGACTAGGGGGTGATTTCATGGCCAGATCAACCTACAAAATGCCAGAGGATTTCTTGCTAAAGGTATCTACACTGGCTGAAAAAACCGATGAAATCATCCCAAAGGTCCTGGAAGCTGGTGGCGAAGTGGTGAAAGCCAAAGTGAAAGCGAATCTACAGGCATCCGTTGGAAGTGACACAAAACTTCCATCAAGATCTACAGGAGAACTGATTGATGCTCTTGGTGTTACCCCCGCTGGTGTGGATCGAGATGGGAATTATAATGTGAAGGTGGGCTTTGATGAACCGAGAAAAGACGGAGAGTCAAATGCTAAACTAGCCAACATCTTAGAGTATGGAAAGTCCGGTCAGCCGGCCAAGCCATTCTTAAAACCGGCAAAAACAGCTAGTCGAAACACCTGCAATGAAGCAATGAAAAGAAAGCTGGATGAAGAGATTAGCAAAATCTAAAAGAAGGGAGGGCGAAGGTCGTGTATAACAGTATTTTGAAGGATATAAGCGAGGTCCTTGAGCCTTTAGGGATGCCTATTGAAACGGGTGTGTTTAGTAAAAAGGCACCGGATGAATATCTGGTCCTTACCCCTATGAGTGATATCTTCGATCATTATGCTGATGACTTGCCAAGAGCAGAACTACAGGAAGTTCGTCTCTCCTTGTTCTCTAAAGGCAACTATCAGGCTAGAAAAAATGAAGTAGTAGAAGCACTAATAGGAGCGGGCTTTATCATAACGGATAGAAGGTATCTTGGATACGAAGAAGATACTGGTTTTCACCACTTCGCCATCGATGTGGCAAAAGTTTATGAAGTGAATTTTTAGCTGAAGCAGACTCAGCTATTTTGAAGGAGGAATAGGACATGGCAACAATTGGATTGGATGTGCGCCCAGATAGGGCATGATGTTGTTTTGTAGTGTGGGAACTACACCGTAAGATAACGCGGTAAACCACCTGCCTAACCGAAAGGCGAAAGCTGACACGGGAACAGAGCATG